GGCATGCTGTTTTCAGAATTTCTAGCAATAATGGTGGCAACTTGTCTGCTGCTGTCACCATAGTAGATTGGTACTCGTAATAGGGTTCTAAATCCTTCTCGATTTTTTCCAAGGTCTACTTCAAAGTTATTGAGTACTCTGATAAATTGTTGTAGAAATCGGCGAATCTGGCCTGAATAAAAAAATGAACTCATGCTTAGTTATCTGCCTTTGGTTTCAGTATGTCGTTGAGATTTTGTTTTTCTGGTTGTGTGTTTCCTCTTACGTCCCTGAATGTTTTGTCATTGGTAATAAAACTATTTCTAAGTGTCTTGTTGTCGGCACTGTTAGATGTGATATTGGTTCTTTCGTCGTCACTGATCTTGGTCCAACGATTACCGTCAAATCTAAACAATCTATTGGGAAGATAATCGGTGCGTAGATGATACTGTCCAACTTCTGGATTGTCTGGAAAACTAATGCCCGCAGTTGATGGTAACCCATTGGGCGGAACAGCACTTCCGGACAAATAACCACGCACAGCGAAATCGGGAGTGTCAGAATCAAAACTTCTATGATATATACCAGATGTGTCATAGCCACTTTCGGGTATCTCTGTTTCTGACTGTAGCACCACCGCGTCATTGATATCAACATACTGTTGATAGGTACTTAGTATGTCTGCAATGGGTGTAGGATCTTCGTCGCTGACTTGAATTCTATTAAGAATATCCTTGTACTCCTGACTGTCTACCAACGGATTAATCTTACAGCGCCATAAATGTGGCCACCAAGTTGGGCTGTATCCTTCAGCAGCACGAGTGCAATCGCTGACCACAAAGAATCGCTTTAGTGCAGCCGGTAGATTGGGATCCAGTGTTTCGTAGTCTATTAAATGCTGCAATTCCAAAACATCACCGTTCATGATCTTTCGACCCAGAATGTTTATCATATCGTTGATATGAAAAGTCATAAACAGTGTACCGGTTTGTAGAAATAATCCGAACTGTGTCAGATCAAACGCATTGTCGGTGACCTGATATATTCCTCTCATGCGATAGACATTTTCTTCGTATTTGCGATCACGATTTTCGAGAAACAGCAGGTCTTGTATGTTTAGTTCACTTTGGGTGGTATAACTAGGACGAGTAACGTCGTTGGATTCACCTTGGTCAATGGGTCCTAGGTACTTGTGCACCAAAATACCAGTACCAGAAATGGTAAAAATTTCAGAAATTCTACGATCAAAAAACTTATAATCGTTGGTATGTTTTCCGTCTTTCCATAAACTTAGTCGCGGCACACTAGGGTCCTTGTAAATATATCTAGTATTTATGGACTGTAGGTTGACAAACCCAGCATAACACAGTAACATATTGGTATGGATTACGCAGAAGCCACGGAAATCTACGATAATTTGCCCAATAGAATACGGGCGATAGCAGATTACAAGATCAAGCGTGATCTGCAACGTATGTATCGTAACTGCGAAAATCTCAAACGGGACATTGCTCGTGAGTCTGTAAATACTAGATCTGGCACTAATCATAGAGTGTTGCATTTACACAACAAGTTCTCTGAAGCAGTGACAAATCTGGATCAATATGTTACACTAGCATTATTGACAATGTAGGAGCTCGAATATGGCTATTATTAAAGGCATCAAAGTCCCTAAGAAAAAAGAGCCCAACGCTCGTGTGTTAGCCAGTGATGAAAAGGCCACTGGCCCGGAACCGCAATGGGACACCGAACGTGCCTTGGGTTTTGATGAGGCTACTTTTGATCATCACCTACGTAAAAGTTTCCAGTACTACAATTACCATTATTCAGTCAAGCAGTGTCGCAAGTACCTCAATGATTGGCTAAGACGTAATGCCAAATTCGACAAAAAAGTAATTGACAAATTCGAGCGCATAGGTGATCGCTATGTGGTCATGACTCCTTGTAGCCTTATCATGGCTCATCGACGCGGTATGCCCTTGTTGGATCGTCATGTACGATACTTACATCAGCAGGTTGAGTATAGCCTGGCACTAGCAGCCAAACATGGTGATTCCGGTGAGGATCATGCTGCTGCGCCCAGTCAAGTTGTTGAACGCAAGGTCACTATTCAAGATCGTTTACAAGAACGTACAGCAGAATTAATTGGTGAAGTTGAGGGCATCTACGACGAAGTTTTGCGTGGTAACAAAACTGACTTCAAGATCTATGATTTCCTCACTGTACACAAGGTTCCGCAGAGTCAATTAGGTAAATATGAAACGGTGTTTCAACGTCGTGTTCAAGAACTTATGACTGCTCAGGATAAAAAAGATGCACAATTGGTGGAGTCTTATCGTCACTATCGGGCTGGTGATTACAAACGTTTGTTTGCCTTTCTTGCTGATCTTATGGCTGGAATCCAGCAGTACCGCGGCGTTAAAAAAGCAGTTAAAAAAGCGAGAGTTAGAAAGGCGCCAGCCAAAGAGAAAGTGGTGGCTCGTCTTAAGTTCGCCCGAGAAGATCGTGCGCTCAAGGTTGTTGGGTCGTTACGTGGCAGAAGCCATGGGCCAACTTGGTGTCAAAGGTACTTCAATCACTGGCTACGACGAAGCCAAGAGTTTAGCCAAGACACTGCGTAAACCCGACGAGCAACTCAAGGAGTTTCTCAAAGCCGGCAAGGTAGCACTGAGGTCTTTCCTTAAAGATATCAAGGCTGTTGAAGTGCGCCTTAATGGTAGGATCAACGAGGAAACAGTGTTACTCAAAGTGGGCTAACAGCACAGTCCTCAGGTAAATATGTTATCTGAGGACTATTTTTATGGCTTTACTTAAAGACGGACTTAATGAACGACAATCGCTAGCAGTAGACAGTCTAGGCGGTCCAGGGCCTATTGCTTTTGAAGAAAGCCAAGTTGACAATAGTCTTGACTATAAACGTAATGAAATAAAAGATTATATTAGACTGCGTCTAGCCGATGGAATTGTCGACGTTGAATTGGATCAAGAACATTTTGATTTGGCTATTAAGCAAGCATTAGTCAAGTATCGTCAAAAAGCATCAAGCAGTACAGAAGAAAGTTATGCTTTCCTTGAGTTACTACCTGAAACACAAGAATACATTTTACCCCCAGAAATTGTGCATGTTCGTCAAGTGTTCCGTCGTGGTATTGGATCAGTCACTGGTACCACTGCCAGTCAATTTGAGCCATTTGCTTCAGGGTATCTAAATACCTACATGTTAGTGGCTGGACGGGTTGGCGGTCTGGCCAACTATGAGTTGTTTACACAATACCAAGAACAGGCCATGCGTATGTTTGGTGGCCATATTAATTTTACCTGGAACGCAGCCACTAGAAAACTGGTCATAGTCAGAAAGATTCCTGACACTGGGCGTAATCCTATACGAGTCAACAGCATCACTGCCAATGGTACCGCAGTTGGCAGTATCATTACCATTGTTACCAGTTATCCGCAACCAAATTTAACTGTAGGGGGCTCTTTACGAGTACAGAATTGCCCAGTGGCCGGGTATAATGGCACATATCAAATCCGAACAGTGGATTCTGTAACCAATACTATTACTATTCTTGCAGCAGCAACATTGTCTGCTACCAGTGTACAAACCATTGATCTAAGCAAAACACAACTCACCAGTTCATTGACAGATACGCCTGCAGAAAGTGTGATGCTGCATATCTACAATCGAAAACCAGATGTGATGATTTTAAATGATCCTTATGTATTTCCGTGGATTCAAGACTATGCTTATAGTTTTGCCAAAGGTATACTAGGTGAAGCACGTAGTAAATTTGCGTCATTGGCAGGACCACAAGGTGGAACACAATTAAACGGCACTGCCTTGATTGCCGAAAGCAGAGAAGAATTGGCCAAATTAGAAGAAGATTTAAAGAACATGGTCGACGGTTCAATGCCGCTTACTTGGGTAATAGGATAATGAAAATACATGAAATCATAATAGAAGGCAAAAAAGGCAAGTTGTCCAGGCATGCCAAAAACGCCATGCACAAAACACATGCCTACAGCGACGGATACCGTACTGATGGTACTATGAATTTTTATCGTGTGGGCATGGCAGCAGCCATGGCAGATGGCAGCAAAAACCCAGTGGACATTGATGAGCGCACCTGGTATTCTACCAGCAATGTCACTGTGCCCTACAGTGATCTTGAGCATGAAATGATGCAC